TACTTACAAGCGAAACAGTTCTTACAGGTGCAGGCGTAGCAATAGCTGCATTATTTGGTGCAAGTGTTATTAAAAATGCTATCACAAACGGCTTTGGAAAAATGTTTGACAGTATGACTGGCGGTGGTGGTGGTGGCGGTGGCGGTCGCAGAGGTCGTGCCGGCGGCGGATTAGCCGGTCAAGGTAGACAAATAGGTGCATTTGTAGGTAACCTCGGTGGCGGCGCAATGGCAGGTGCTGCTAAAGGACTTCAAGCATTTGGCGGTCCACAATCACCTATGATACTTGCTGGCGCAGCAACTCTAGCAGGTGTCATAACAGCTATTGGTGCAGGTATTGCAGGTGCAGCCTGGCTTACAGGTTTGGCATTTCCGACTTTTATAGACGGAATGAAGCAATTTGAAACATTAGACAGTGAAGCACTTAGTTCAGCTGCTGGTGCATTATCAGCAATGAGCGGTGCAATGGCAAAATTTGGTGCTGGCACAGCAGTTGCAGGTGCTGGAAGTGTAATTGGAGCAATCGGTGGAGCAATTTCAGGACTGTTTGGCTCAGACAGTCCTATGGATCAGTTAATTGCATTTGGCGAAGCAGGAATAAACACACAAGGTGTTGAACGCAATGCAGAGGCAATGGTCAACATGGCTACTGCTTTAAAAGGATTTTCTGGTATAAACGATCTTGACACAAGTAACATTTCAAGTTATAATGATGCTATAAAAGAACTCGTTGAAACACTAGAAGCATTAAATGATGTGTTGTCTGAGACAAACGGTAGAGGACGTGGAAGAAGTGCAATGAACGCCTCTGATTTATTAGAACGTATAGGTGGGTCCACAGCTGGTAGTTCTGCGGCGCTTTCGACGTTAAATAGTACAATGGAACAAGTTCTTTCTGTATTACGTGAATCAAGAGACTTTGAAGCACAAACACTTACAGCTACAAAAAGTCTAAACGGAAATCTTATCCAAGGCGGAATATAAACTAAGGAAATATAATGAGTTGGAAAAAATACTTTACACCTGTTCCTACAGGAGATAATACAGGAGGAAGCTTTAGTCCTCTAAGTGGTCGTTCCAACGGTGCACAACCTGGTCCAGCTCGAACAAATTATAATTCATACCTTCCGGATGTATATGTTGGCTCGCCTAATCGTGTTGAACGTTATGGTCAGTACAATACAATGGATTTAGATTCGGAAGTTAATGCAGCTCTTGACATTCTAGCAGAGTTTTGTACACAATCAAACAAGCAAAACAACACACCATTTCTAATTGATTTTTTACAAAAAGCAACTAATTCAGAAACAACCATTATTCAAAAGTATCTTCAACAGTGGTGTAAAATACAAAACTTTCACACAAGAATATTCCGTATACTAAGAAATTCATTTAAGTATGGCGATCAGTTCTTTGTAAGAGATCCTGAAACTAAGAAATGGTTTCATGTTGATCCTGCAAACGTAGTTAGAATAATTGTAAACGAAAGTCAAGGTAAGCAGCCTGAACAATATATTATAAAAAACTTTAATTTAAATTTTAGAGAAATGGTTGCAACTACACCGTTTCAAACAAATGGAAATATTACAGGCGGCGGTGATGGATATATCACTGGCGGCGTAAGAGGAATGGTAGGTGCACCTAATCAGCAAATGGCCGGAAGTAGATTTACGCTTGAAGAAGGTGAAGTTGCAATTGATGCAGATCATGTAGTCCATTTGAGTCTAAGCGAAGGCTTAGACAATAACTATCCATTTGGTAATTCATTACTAGAAACAATTTTCAAAGTTTATAAGCAAAAAGAATTATTAGAAGATGCGATTATTATCTACCGTGTACAAAGAGCACCGGAGAGAAGAGTATTCTACGTTGATGTGGGCAACATGCCATCACACCTTGCTATGCAATTTGTTGAACGTGTGAAAACGGAAATACATCAAAGACGTATCCCATCGTCAACAGGTGGAGGACAGAATGTCATAGACTCTTCATACAATCCACTGTCAATCAATGAAGACTACTTCTTTCCACAAACTGCTGAAGGTCGTGGATCAAAAGTTGAAACACTTCCAGGTGGTACTAACCTAGGAGAAATTGATGACCTTAGATACTTTACTAATAAGCTGGTACGCGGCCTACGTATCCCAAGTTCGTACTTACCAACTGGAGCAGATGATTCAGCTGCACAATATAATGATGGACGTGTGGGCACAGCCTACATTCAAGAACTTCGCTTCAATACCTATTGTGAACGTTTGCAAGGCCTAGTGGCAGAAGAGTTTGATCAAGAGTTTAAACGTTATATTTTAGAAAAGGGTGTTAACATTGACACATCAATGTTTAATTTAAAGTTCCAACCACCGCAAAACTTTGCTGCATATCGACAAAGTGAAATCGACAATGCTCGTGTACCAACATATACACAAATGGCTGCTATACCTTATATTTCAAATCGTTTTGCAATGAAACGTTTCTTAGGACTTAGTGAAGAAGAACTTGCTGAGAATGAACGTCTGTGGCGTGAAGAAAATGAAGAAGAACTAAATATCCCTCCAACTGATGCAGCAGGCGAAATGAGAAGTGCAGGAATAAGTGGAGCAGGTATCGATGATGACCTAGGCGGAATCGAAGACGAAGCCGACATAGGTGAACAACCAATTGACGCAGGTGATGGCGCAGGTCCAGAAACTGCAACAAATCAAGACATAGGCGGAGCAACTGCTCCGGCAACGGACCAAACTGTATAAATACTAACATGATACTACGAGAATTATTTTATTTCGATCCAGAAACTGTTGAACCAACAGAGGATAAGCGTTACGAAGCTGACCTTGATGATTCACCTGTGAAAAAATCAGATACAAGAAAAACTCGTTTAACATTACGTCAAATCAACCGCGTCAGAAAAGCAAGCGAACTACATAAAGAAGAACAAGACAAAGAACTAGTCTTTATCCGACAGATGTATGGAATAGCTGCACAAGCTGAAGCGGGTGGTGTTTGATGCCAAAGTTAGATAAAAGCCTTTACACTAAAAAACAATGGAAGCTGATTAAGGAACACCATCGTAACCTTAAGCAGAAGAAGCGTGAAGAAAAAGAAAACAAAAAACAGCAAGAACTTATTAGAAAACATCAAGAAGTTATTCAAAAAGAAATAGATTCTGTTCAAGAGGATGAAACTAATGAAAGTAAGATTGCGTTTGTTTTAGGTAATGGCATAAGCAGAGAACCTATAAATCCAGTTGACTTACAAAATATAGGTAAAGTATACGGCTGCAATGCACTATATAGAAGATTTAAACCTGACTACCTCGTTGCTGTTGATACTAAAATGATTTTAGAAATAAACAAATCAGGATTTCAAAACAAAAATGAAGTATGGACAAATCCTAATAAAGCATATGCAAGATTCAAAGGCTTTAATTATTTTCAACCAAGCAAAGGATGGTCAAGTGGTCCGACAGCATTATGGTTAGCTAGTCAACATCAAAATGAAACCATTTATATTTTAGGTTTTGATTATATGGGCGTAGATGATGGTAAGAAATTTAATAATATCTATGCGGATACAATGAATTATAAAAAATCTACTGATAGTGCAACTTTTTTTGGAAATTGGATGCGTCAAACAGCAAATGTAGTGCAAACAAATCCAAAAAAGAGATATATAAGAGTGATAGACAACAAAGGCTACATTCCTAAAGATCTAAGGAAATTTGACAACTTAAAACACATTACTGTAGAAGAATTTTTACAAATTATCGAAGATTTTAAAGAAAATCCTTAAAATGGCCTCTTTTTGGCCTATTTCTACGCATATTTCTCTCTTTTTGTTAAATACATTATGACAGCCCCACACCTCTGGTGTGTGAACATTTATAGGAGAAACTAATGGCAGATCGTAACAAGTTCGAAGAAATGCTAGAGCTTCTTATCAACGAAGATAAAGAAGGTGCAGAAGCATTATTCCACGAGATTGTGGTAGAAAAATCAAGAGATATTTATGAGTCACTACTAGAAGATGACGCAGAAATCGAAGAAGATTCAGATGATGAAGTAGATGAAGCAGCAGACGAAGAAGTAGATGAGTCAGACGAAGACCTAGACGAAGCAACAGACGAAGAAGTCGAAGAAGACGAAGAAGTTGAAGAAGGCTTTGATCTAGATGAATTTGAAGTAGAAGCAGACCCAATGGGTGGCGATGCAATGGATGCAATGATAGGTGACATGGAACCAAAAGATGACGAAGAAGGTGACATGGATGACGAAGACGAAGGTGAAGAAGGCGATATGGAAGATCGTGTTGAAGACCTAGAAGATGCGTTAGAAGATCTAAAAGCAGAATTTGAAAAAATGATGGGCGATGACGACATGGACGACGACGACATGGACGACGAAGCTGAAGAAGAATCATTTGCATTCGAAGACGAAGAAGTTGAAGAAGCAGCAGACGAAGAAGTTGAAGAAGCTTCAGATGAAGAAGTTGAAGAATCAACAGGTCCAAAGTCAGACATTGACATGATGCGTGAGTACGTAGAAAAAGTACAAGGCGGCGAGCTAGGTTCAAAAATCGGCGGCGACAACGGTGCAAATGCAAAATCACCAGTTGCAGGTAAAAACGATATGGGCGGCACAGCAGCAAATATAGCATCAGCTAAAGACAACGAAGCAGGTGATCATGCTGGTCTAGGCGATATGAATGCTAAAGAAGATTCGGCAGGTAACGTAAATGTTCCTGGCGGTAAAGCAGGCAAAGCAAATAAAGCAATGCCAAAAGGCCACGGCGCTGAGAAAAAAGGCGCAGGTGAGACTGCTGACAATAAAAAATCAATTGTTGGCAAATAAACGTAAGGAAGTTTGAATGAAAAACTTACGAGAGCATTTGACATTTGATCAAGCACAGATTGTGCTTGAGAATGCTAACGAAGGCAAAGATCTTTACATGAAAGGTATTTGCATTCAAGGTGACGTTCGCAACGCTAATCAGCGAGTGTATCCTGTAAATGAAATTGGCAGGGCTGTCAAAACTCTCAATGATCAATGTAAGAACGGATTTAGTGTTCTCGGCGAAGTTGATCATCCAGAAGGCCTTAACATTAATCTTGACCGTGTAAGCCATATGATTACAGATATGTGGATGGATGGCGCAAACGGTTATGGAAAACTAAAAATCCTACCAACTCCTATGGGACAATTAGTACGCACAATGCTAGAAGCAGGTGTAAAACTAGGTGTTTCATCGAGAGGTAGCGGTAATGTATCAGAAGACGGACAAAACGTTGTATCTGATTTTGAAATAATCACCGTGGACGTTGTGGCACAGCCTAGCGCCCCCGGTGCATATCCTACACCAATTTACGAGCACCTTATGAACGCTCGCGGCGGATATAAGGCATACGAATTAGCACAGGCAACTAAACATGACGATAAGGCACAAAAATATCTAAAAGAATCATTGATTAATATAATCAATAGACTCCAATAAGAGGAGAATGTAAATGTTGGATGCACTGAAAACACTTTTCGAAAATGATGTAGTATCAGAAGAAGTGCGTTCTGAAATCGAAGAAGCTTGGGAAGCAAAAATTCAAGAAAACAAGCAGCAAGTAGCTGCTGAACTTCGCGAAGAGTTTGCTCAAAAGTATGAGCACGACAAAGCAACAATGGTTGAGGCAATTGATGCAATGTTATCCGAGCGTCTTTCAGAAGAAATAGCCGAATTTGCAGACGATCGTAAGCAGCTAGCAGAAGCAAAAGCAAAATATGCAATTGCCATGCGTGAAAATGCTGATCTTCTAAAAGGTTTTGTTATTGAACAACTACAAAAAGAAGTCAAAGAACTACATGCTGATAAAGCAGCAATGCAGGAAAACTATGGCAAACTAGAAGAATTTGTAGTTGATGCATTATCAAATGAGATTGCAGAATTCAACGAAGATAAAAAAGATTTAGCTGAAACAAAAGTACGTCTAGTACGTGAAGCTAAAGAACACTTCGCTAAAGTTAAAGCTAACTTTATTGAAAGAAGTGCTACAGCAGTATCTGAAATGGTTGGTAAACAACTTAAAAGTGAAATCACTTCACTTAAAGAAGATATTGACTCAGCACGTAGAAACGACTTTGGTCGTAAAATATTTGAAGCATTTGCAGCAGAATATGGAACTTCTTATTTAAATGAGAAATCAGAAACTGCTAAACTTCTAAAAGTACTTGATGTAAAAGAAGCACAATTACAAGAAGCAAAAGCATTTGCTGCAAAAGCAAAACAACTTACAGAATCAGCTGCACGTGAAAAAACACGTTTAGAAGAATCTGTAAAGCGTGAAAAAATTATGAACGAATTGGTTGCACCATTAGGTAAAGACCAACGCGAAATCATGACAGACTTACTGGAAACAGTTCAAACTGCAAAGCTACGCTCTGCATTTGACAAGTACCTACCAGCGGTTATCGATGGAAAGGGCCCAGCCAAGCAGAAGGCAGTACTATCAGAGGCAAAAGAAGTAACAGGCAATCGCGAAGAATCGCAAACTAACGTTAGTAGTAAGGCAGACGCCGATCATAATGTCGTTGACATTAAGCGTCTAGCTGGAATTTAATTGAGGAGATAACAATGTCAGAACTACTAGAAAGTCGCTGGCAGGAAACAAAAACAGCACTTCTTGAAGGCCTTCAAGGCAATAAGAAAAGCGTAATGGCTTCGACACTAGAAAATACTCGCAAGTATTTGTCAGAAACCGCTACAGCTGGTGCTACTTCTGCCGGTAATGTTGCAACACTTAACCGTGTTATCCTACCAGTTATCAGACGTGTGATGCCAACAGTCATCGCAAACGAACTTGTTGGCGTTCAGCCAATGACTGGTCCAGTGGGTCAAATCCACACTCTACGTGTTCGCTATAGCGACACAGTAGGCTCAGGCGCTTCAGGCGCTGTAGCAGGTGAAGAGGCGTTAAGCCCTTTCAAAATTGCTGAAGCTTATTCAGGTGACGGAACAAACGCTCCAGCACCGACTGCATCACTAGAAGGTAGTGCAGGAAACAGACTAAGCATTCAGATCTTGAAGCAAACCGTCGAAGCAAAGACACGTAAGTTGTCAGCACGTTGGACATTTGAAGCGGCTCAAGACGCTCAAGCACAACACGGCATCGACGTAGAAGCAGAAATTATGGCTGCTCTAGCTCAAGAAATTACTGCTGAAATCGACCAAGAGGTTCTAGGTTCACTACGTACACTAGCAGGTGGCGCAGTTGAAACTTATGACCAAGCTGCGGTATCAGGTACAGCTACATTTGTTGGTGACGAACATGCTGCTCTAGCAGTTCAAATCAACCGTGCTGCAAACTTGATTGCACAGCGTACACGTCGTGGCGCAGGTAACTATGCAGTTGTTAGTCCATTTGCACTAACAATTCTACAATCTGCAACAACATCAGCATTTGCACGTACAACAGAAGGTACATTTGAAGCACCAACAAACACTAAGTTTGTAGGTACTCTAAACAATGCAATGCGTGTATACGTTGACACATATGCAGGCGACGGCACAGCAGCACTAGTTGGCTACAAAGGCTCAAGTGAATCAGATGCACCGGCATTCTACTGCCCATACATCCCACTAATGAGCTCAGGTGTTGTACTTGATCCAGGCACATTCGAACCAGTCGTATCATTCATGACACGTTATGGTTATGTTGAGCTATCAAACACAGCATCGTCACTAGGTAATGCAGCTGACTACCTAGCAAACGTTGACATCACAGATGGAAACGTAAGCTT